TTAGCATTTCTAACAGAAATAATCTGTTCCTGAACCGTTTCTAATGTTCCAGATGCAGAGTAACTATCTTCACCAACAGTATCTGCATTATCCTGATCATTATTGCTCAAGTTGCAAACAGTGAAAGTCTTCGTTCCAGTATTGAATCTAGGGTTACTAGCAATATTTGGATTTGGAATATAGAAACTTCCGATAAGAGTTGCACCAAGATCAGAAACTAATCTGACGTTTGAAATGGTTGCTTGCGCTCCACTAGTTTCTCCAACCAGAATCATTCCAGTTTCTACCCAACCATAATAGTCACCCTGAGCTTGTTCAGACAGAGCAAAGGTATCTACGTTCAGAACAGTTGTTGTTGATGAATATGTTGATGGAAGAATTGTTGCATTTGCATTAGTTTGTTGAACAGTACCAGGAGTTCCCTGATATGTTTCTAATCCGGTAGATGCAATCTGAGAAAGATATGGGTTGTTTGTAAAGATTGCTGATGGTGCATTATATGGACCTTCTCTGTGGTTTGCCTGAGCAACTCTAAATCTAATGGATGGGATTGCAGAATTGCTGTCTTTTGGAGAATTTCTTAGGGTGCCAACAACCTTCTCACCTACCTGGAATACACCAGAGAGCATTTGAATTTCCAGAAGTTTTGGAACACAATACTTAGTAACATTAACTCCATCGAAGAAGGAGTAAAGTTGTGTTAATGGTTTTGTTTTCTTAACAACAAATTCAACGTTTCTAGAACGCATAAATTGAATGACTTCTCTGCTGAGAACTTTATCTCCCTGTGAAGTCTGATCAAACTGAGGAGTAACAACAGTTCTAACACCAGTTCTTGTGGAAGTTCCTGTCTGGATGGTCTCTACGTACTCATCTTCAAAGTCAGTTATGGTTCTAGTTCCATAGATAGCACCAGGTTGTCCTGGTCTATGGATATGACCAATGTGTCTTGGGTTTCTAGCTTCGGATCTAGTTTTCTTTACAGTTTGTTGATCTGTACCAGTCCAAGTAGTTTCCCAAGAATTCCAGAGAACTGGACCCATACCAGTTTGAGGATCAATATTATTGATTCTTGCCTGTTGGGCCATTGTTTCGGAGTAATTACCCTCAACATTAATAATCTTTGCTTCAACTCTTGCAGTATCTACCCAAGTATCGTTTTCTGGCGTCAGTGCAACAGATGCTTGCCAGAAACTAACTAAGAATGGTGTTACGCTTTCGGTTCTAGTTGCAAAGGTTTGCTTTAACCACTCCTTTTCGGTATAGTCAAGAGTGATAACATCCAGAGATCTTTTAACTCCTGTTCCCTCTGGTTCAAGATATCTACGATCTGCCGTTGGGTTGACACCCTCAACAGGACCAACCATCAAATCAATGGAGTTTGTATAGTGGCTTGGTCTTAGTTCTTGGTTTTGGATATCAATACTATTTTTAATTACTTTGTTTTCATCCTGAGGAACAAAAGAAGTAAAGTTATCAACAAAGAATCCAGATTTAAATTTATTCAGACCAGACTGATCGGGAATGAACAGATTTTCAGTTTTTTGTTCCAACAAACTGAGAGATGTATAGTATTCAAGATTTTTAATTCTGTTCTCTAACTCACGAATGTCTTGCATTCTATATCTCTTGTTATTCAAGAAATTAATAGATGCTTGACTTGTATGTAACAGATATGCTGGAAGATCTACATTTGCAACTTCCAATGCATCATCGATTGGAATTGGCTTTTCTGGTTTTTCAGAGGGTTCTCCATATTGAACCTGGAATGTTCCTGACTTAGTTAAGAAAACTGAATCTTTTCTGCCGAGATAATATGAGTAATTTGCGGTGATTGATTCATCGGACGCTAAAATATTTGTGACAGAGTTTCCAGATCCATCAAATCTTCTTCCAAAAAATTCTAGTGGTGATCTAGAATTCAAACTGACCGTATAGTTTGAAACTTTAGGTCTAATATCAATAATATCCGTGTTTCTGTAACCATCAACGATTTGAATATCTCTTTTGTAATTAAATGAATCGTAAGAATTTTTTGTTATTAAATCGCCAGTATCAGAAGATTCAAAATAACCATTTGCAAAATATACTTTTAATCGTTTTGAAGATTCTTTAAAGTTTCTCTTTCTTTGAATAAATGAATAGTCATAGAAAGTTCCTTGTTGATTGTTATTAAAAGTATAACCAGATGTTACATCTCTACTTACAGTTTGTAAAACGGCTGATACACCTTCAACATTTGACTCACTGAAAGAAATTGTTTCACCTTCTTTAAATGGCAGTTTTCCAGAAGGAATGTATGAAATTTGGGAATCTGATAACTTTTCAGCCAAGATTGCAACAGCACCAGAGTCATTACCAAGCATCCTTTCACCAATGATTAAATCGGAAGTTTTTGCAGTTGGACCATTCAAAGCAGTCAAAGTCATTTTTGGTGCCGATGGATCACTTGTATCTGTTGATTCGTAAATTGCATGGAGACGAACAACATCAGCTACATTCAGTGACAGGTCCTCATCTTGAACTCTAGTCCCATATGGATAATTTCCATATGTTAATCCATCGTTTAAAGTTGTAGCTCCAATGCCAGATCCTTCTGTTTTGGACTTATCAATGACAACAGAATTAACTCTATTTTGTCTCTTAACTTTTGCAACTGGTTTAATTTTTTTGAGAGTTGCGACTAAAGTCGCTCCAGTATCATTTGCCCCAAGATTATTAATTTGGAGAACTGTTGATCCAGAGGTATATGAGAATCTATCAGAGGTTAATTCTTCAGTTTTGCCATTTGACCGTATTAAAGTATATCTCTCCTCATCGAAAGCAAGGAATGTTTCATTTGTTCCCGCAACAAGCGCCGATGAAAGTTGATTTCCAGATATATTAACGGTGTATGATCTTCTAATGTTTGTTGAAGCATCAGTTAAATCAACATTAGAAATCAAATTACGCGGCATAGGCGTGTATAATGTATTATCTTCAGATTTTAACAATGATGTAGTAAGAAGTTTGAGGTCGGTAATACTTAAATTGCTCCCAGTTGGAAGACCACCCTGAGCTACTCCAGTAACAGTTGTGACACCGACAACTTCGATTGAAGTTGTTGCAACACTAACAACTCTAGCGTAATTAAATTCTGGATTTCCAGTATTTCCCGAATACTGAATTAAATCATTTTCTCTGACTAAAGTCCCAGGGAAAATTGGGTTTGTACTTCTGACAGTGCTTCTTCCTGTGGTTGCATTGTATGGGGTGATAGTTGCAATACCTATCGTTAAGAAGTCAGTTTGAATAGTATCCGCTGTAAATGTTTTTGCAAATCCTACTGCACCAAGTGCTGGACCAGCATAGACAGATTTTACATCAGACAATCCATAATTTGTTACTCCAATTGCAATTCTATTATTTTCTACACCATTGAATATAAATGGTTCGTTTTCTAAGAATTGTCCCACCTGCTCATACACAGTAATAGCTGTTCCAGCAGAGACAGAATCTCTCAAAAATGCAGTAGCTCCACTATATTTTCCTTTTATAAAAGTTGGAACTGGAAGAGTTATTGGTTCATTTACAGTAATTCTTGTAAATGTTTGAACATCATAAAGGGAGAGATCCCATTGATTTGTATCTGGATTTACGGTTTCATATGAACCAGCTTCTAAAGCAAAATCATATACCCTTGCTACCCCAACTTCAACTCCAGGAGAAGATAGACTATTTACACCAACTCTTTCACTTCTTAAACTAACAACATAAGTATTTCCCAATCCAATTACTGGGTGTCCGGTTAAATTATTTACTTTTAGTAATGAACCAGTATTATAATTAATCGATTGATTTGTTAAAGTCCTAGATGTTCTTGGTTTGGGAACATCGAGATATGTTGTTCCTATCGTTTCTACTTCATATCCTTTAACAAATGCTTTTCCGGGAGAAATTACATAATTGACAAGATCTTCGCTAACGGGATTGCCATTATATGTAAAACTTCCCTCTTGATAAAGTCCATTGTTACCAATTCTATTATTTAATGTTTCTTTGAGTGAAATATCAAAAGGAGTTACGGTGTAATCGCCAGATTCTGCATAGGTTCTTCTAGCAAGTTCATCTGCAATAATACTATATTGCGTATTTTTTATTTGGGACCTAAGTTGACCATCAGAAATAACTGCTAACTCAACAAAGTTAGAATCATTAAAATCATCTAATGGTTTAGCAAAAAGAGATAAAGATATCTTAAGTCTATCTGCTCCTGGAGCAGCATAATTATTAAATCCTTTTGAGTTATCCGTTAATCTCTCATCCTCATCAGCATTAACAATTTCTTCTTGTATTCTAAGACCAACTCTAACACTAGGTCTGTTAGTATATTGACTTAGAATGATCGTTTCATCATCTACATTAACAAAATGACCTCTAACAAAATATACACCATTAACGATAGAAAATGCTGATCCCGTTGAAGTAGCATTTTCAGAAATAAGAGAAGCAAAAGCTTCTCCTGCAGGAATGAATGGATTATTTAATGGACCAGTGAGAATATCATTATCGCACGCTAATAATTCACCGTCAGTAAAATCTTTCTGGTCATTATTAGATCCTGTCGAAAGATATGAGATATAAAATGTTGTATTTCCAGTTTCAGAATCTTCTGCAGGTAAAATTTTTGATACAATTGCAGTTACACCAGAAACTAAACCAATAACTCTTCTTCCAACAAGTTGATCACTTTAGTATGAAATTGGAATTCCTAAGTGAGTATTATTTAACTGAATACAAAAATAATCTTGAGAATATGCAGTATTTCCAGGAATAACTTTTGCACCTTCTTTAAAAAAGTGCTGACCAAACTTTTCAATTTGATTTTGAAGAATTGACTGTAAACCAGTTAGTTCTCTTGCTTGAACTGGATAACCTGGCTTAAAAAGAACCCTATAATAGTTGTCACTCGGATCAAAATCATCAAAATATGGTGAGACGTTAAGGTTGGTAAGTTGGGCCATAGTTAATTAGAACTGCAGTATAATTTTAATGTCTTCTTTTTGGCTGGAAGATCTTCTAATCGCTGGTCTGTTGTCAACATAAATTATGTTTCCAGAATATTTTTTGACCTCTGGATTGGAAAGACCGTTTGTAAAGTTTTGTCCAAGGTAGTATGTCTTATTATTTATTGAGGTAGTGAAACCACTGAAACTTGTACTAATTGATAAGTTGACAGTTCCACCAACGATTGTCAAGTTGCCGCCAGAAGTCGGAGAGGATGTAAATCTTGTCAGATCATATCCATATTGTGGATTTGTTTGTGCTGTTCCTACAGTATTAAATCCTGCAAGAGTTCTGTCTTGCCAATACTTAAGGACGCCCGTTGTCTGATCATAACTTACGACCCGACCAACTGCGGTAACTCCAGTTCCAGTTGTTTGTGTGACAAATGAATCTGCAGTAAATTTTGCAGAACTATATCCAACACCAGCCAGACGCAATGCATAAACTGCACTTGCTTTTTCTGAAATTAATTTTTGAGATGATCCAAAAATCAGAGGATTCTCTACGAGACCGATTCTTGCAATTTCATTACCGGTAATAAAGTCTGGGTTTTCAACGTCATTTTCAATTCTTGCATACATCAAAACATTTGTTGCACCAAGTTCTTTGTAGATGTCAGATCCGTGACCACCTTGAGGTGAAATTATTACATCAAGAACTGGGAATGTTGATGGTGATGGAACTCCACCTGCTATTA